ATGATACATTTCATTTGCAAGTTGAACATAACCAAGTGTCTGCTCAAACCCTTCCAACACTTCAGTATCTCGAAGGTTGTATCTGATAAAATGAGCAAAGTTATTTCTATAAAGATCAGCAAGTGATCCTTCGTATTCTAACTTTGGTAGTGTTGGATTACCATCTTCATCAACCAACACTTCATCTGCAATCGATTCCAATTTATAGGATTGACGACCTGCTTGTTCATACTTCTGAAAAAGAACCATCATATCACAACTGATACGACCTGATAGATCCAATGTCGTTGTTAACTGCTCATTACGACCGATAAAATCTCGAAATGATGGATCAAGTGCGCCAGGAAATGAAAGGGCACGGAACATTGCCTTTCCATACTTCTCTGCTCTCTTGCCAACATATGGCATATCGAATGCATCACTGTTCCAACCTGATAGTAGATCCGTATCTTCGATCTCAACTAAGAAGTATGCAAGAAGTTCTTTTTCATCTTTGCAGAAGATCACTTCCAAGTTCATATCTTTAGGAAGTGGTGCAACGTCATTAAGTTGATCTATAAACTCCTTTGGAGCAGGTCCAAGAGGAAAAACTGGATCTGGTTGAACACAAAGAACAACATACTCCTTTAACCATCTATGGTAGAGAGCAACAGAGTTAATTGGAGCATATGGATTTGCAATGCTTGAGAATCCATTAATGATATCGAAGTCTACCTCGATATCGTAGAACGTTATATGAAGTTCAGGTGTAGGCTTCTGATAGTAGTGTTGAGAAAGAATACGAATCTCTGGTGGAATGTCTGATTCGAAGAGTGGCACCTGATCGTTAATTCGTTCGGAACGACAGATTTGAAACTCTTTTGCAGTGTGAAAATCGTAGCGATAAACTTCTTCGCCTTTGAAAGTCATATACGATTCGGTAGATGCTAAATCTTCATCGTACCAATCATCTGGACGAGCGTAGAAGTAGTAGGGAGCACGGAACGTCTTGAAGTCTCGTCCTTCAGGAGTCCTCTCCCATACGATAACATCGTCGTTGATACGGATTGCCGAAACGTAGCTCATTACGCTCCGTTTAGTGGTTGGATCCAATATCTAAGAGATTGGAGTCTTGCTTCAGATCGTTCATCAGATAGTTGCTTTATCTTCGTAGCTTTTGGTACTAAATCAATAGCACTGTCAAAGTTAAATCCTTCAGGATCGTCACGAGCATCTAGCACACAAAGAGTACTATCCTTTTGATCATCTGTATTGATAGCCAATGCTAATCCTAGTGGATGAAAGAAGGTACGATTTACTTCTTGTAGGTATCCATCTTCGCGAAGGGTTTTAAAATCGAGAGTTTTCATTAAGGATTCTTTCCTTCAATAACTGCTTCGTACAAATATTCGAAGTGTTCGTTCTCTGCTTGTAGGTCTGCGTAGTTGTGCTTATACATTGTCTTTGCAAGACGTGTAATGTGCTTCTTCTTGATACCAAACTTCTCTTCGGCAGCAGAAGCAATATCCTTCAACGCTTCCTTGTTGTCGTCGGTCATTTGGAATAGCTTGGTCATTTCAACAAGCATAGTCTTGAGTTCAATGCGTTCTTTTGCATTGATAGTTGTTTCATCTGCCATTGGAAATCTCCTGTTATTGTTATAGTGAGGTATGTAGTATATCTTTTACGAAGACTTATTTGCAACGGGTCGTAGGAATATGTGATGACCTATTACAATAGTTGCAACCATATTATGTGAATCTGGGTGAACTGTTAACGTGTGAAAACTAACGGCACCTTCTGTATTATCTTTAACATCTTGAAGATGGTTTTGGATAACCTTTCGAGCAAGTTTGTTAGCAAGGTACCAACTGTATGGGTTCTTTAACCCGTGTTCAACTGTTGTCCAAGTGAACTGTCCAGGTTGATAAACAACACCACATATTGTTGTTGGATAGGCTGGATAGTTAATTCTATTAATGGTAGCATTTGCTATTGCAAGTCTACCATTGTATGGTTCGCCTCTTCCTTCGTAGTAAATGTTAAGAGCAAGGCACTTTGCTTCTTGTTTTTCATTTGCGTTTGTTGCATAGCGAACAAACTTTGGAGGTGTTGGAGTATATTCAACAACACCATCGAATATTCGAGTGCTTACGAATAGCAGGAGAATTAAAATTAGCCAACGCATAGTTATTCTATGTCATTAAACCAATTGGTATAGTTGCCAGGAAATTTGGACGGATCATACAATAAAGGAGTTGTAGCTGACATATGGATACGAGCTTGATAGAGCTCACCAGCCTTAATTTCAGCAGTAGCATTTATAAAATGCGGAACACTTGGATAGACAATTAATGTACCACGTTCTGGATTGAAGCCAAATTGGTGCTGTGGAAACTCTAACTTACCACCATAGACTTCATAATCGCTATCAAAATTTTCAGAATCGTTGTAATCGCTTAAGAATAGGATTGCTGAAAGATCACGAGATAATGTTCTAACCCACTTCTTACGAAGATAGTGGCTGTTTTCGCATTGTGGTTTTCCTGTTGTACCCTCCGCAAACCATTCAACCATAATCTGCTCTGTACCTTTGTAAGTAATTCCGTAGTACTTCTCAAGGTCAGGAATAAGTGGTTGCAATCTTTCGTAGATCAACCCTTCAGCATATTCATTGTGCTTAACCATTTTAAAAAGATCACCTTTC